TGGCAAGAAGCCGGGGGAGGAAGAAAGCAATCTCGACCTTGAGGTTGTTGACGACCGAGAGCCGGAAGATCGCCGACCGCCATCAAAGACGGCAAAAGACGACGATGACGACGACGAGCTTGCTGGCTACAGCGAGAAAGTCAAGAAGCGCATCAACAAGTTGCGTTACCAACAGCATGAAGAGCGCCGTATGCGCGAAGATGCTGAGCGTATGCGCGAGGAGGCCATTCGGGTCGCCCAGCAAATTACGCAGGAAAACCGCAACCTACAAAACATTCTCCACAAGGGCGAGGCGGTACTGCTAGGCCAGATGCAGGACCGGGCGAAATACGCCTTGGCTCACGCAGAATCTGCCTATAGAAAGGCTGTGGAGGAAGGCAACACAGATGAGCAGATAGCGGCCCAAAAGGCTCTAAATCGCGCTCAAATGGAGCATGACGCGGCGCTTCGCGGCAACTCGGACTACAGCAACCGCTCTCAGCAGTATGCTCAGCAACAAGAGCAGTGGCAGAAAGAAGAGCAGATGGCTCGGCATTTTGCCCAGCAACAAGCTCAAGTAAATGCAAATGTCCGCAAGCCGTCAGAAAAAGCCCTGTCTTGGGCCAAAGAGAATCAGGAGTGGTTCCAACAGCCGGGCCACTCGGAAATGACCGCTTTTGCGTATGGCGTACACAACCACCTTGTAGAGGACGAAGGAATCCAAGCCGATTCCGACGAATACTACGAGGCGCTAAATGCAAGAGTGCGGAACAAGTTTCCAGAATACTTCGGGGGAGAATACTCCGACTCGGACAATCGGTCCTCCTCGACCCCCCGTAGTCCATCCGTGGTGGTGGCGCCTTCCGCAAGGAATAACGGCGCTAAGCCACGCAAAGTGAGGCTGAGTCGAACTCAAGTCGCCCTCGCAAAGCGGCTTGGGCTTACTGTAGAACAGTATGCCAACCAGATACTCAAGGAGAATCAGTAATGGCAGAAGAGCGCACCACGCGGGCGGCTGAAGCCCGAGAAGTTGAACAACGTCCATCGGACTCTTGGAAGCCTGCTTCCGTACTACCAACGCCAGATCCGCAAGACGGCTGGGTATTTCGTTGGGTACGCACCAGCACATTGGGGCACGCTGACAACACCAACGTTTCTCAAAAGTTCAGAGAAGGTTGGACTCCCGTGAGAGCGGAAGACCACCCGGAACTGAGTGTCATGTCTGACATTGACTCGCGATTTGAGGGCAACATCGAAATCGGAGGCTTGCTGTTGTGCAAGGCGCCCGAGGAGAAGATGCGCGCCCGCGAAGAGCACTTCCAGAGAATGGCGGCAAGTCAAATGGAATCTGTGGACAACAACTTCCTCAAGCAAAACGACCCCCGAATGCCCGTTCTGAACCCAGAGCGGTCTACTCGGACAACCTTTGGTCGAAGCTGACTCCCGTAAAACGGAGCGGCTTCGTTAGCTACAATCCTTTAAGGAGAGATAAATGGCTACTACAGCTACTCCAATGGGTGCGGAACCTGTCGGCACGCTCAGTGCCTCTGGTTCTTTCACCGGGAAAGTGCGCCATATCAAGATTGCTTCAGGCTACGGCACTGGCATTTTTTATGGCGATTTTGTGAAGATCCATACCGATGGAACGGTGCAAAAAGAAACAACCACTGATGCGGCTGGCACTCCAGCGTTTGTTGGCATCTTTGTGGGCTGTGCTTACACCGACCCCAGCACCAACCAAAAAACCTTCAACCAACAGTGGCCCGCCTCAACGGTTGCCTCTGACGCGGTTGCTTACGTTGTGGATGATCCCAATGTCCTGATTCAAATGCAGGCAGACGGATCTCTTGCCCAGACCAATCTTGGCAACAACATCGACGTAGCTTATACGGCTGGCTCTACGAGCATAGGACGCAGTAAAAACGCGGCAGATCAATCTACCGCCAATACCACTGCTACACTGCCCTTCCGTATTGTAGACTTCGTTGATGGACCGAATAGTGCTGTAGGTGATTCTTTCACCGACATCATTATGAAGTTCAACGTAGGCCATCAGTACGACAACACGACTGGCGTTTAAGGAGACTTAGGAAATGGCTATTTCACGCGCACAAATGCTGAAAGAACTGCTCCCCGGTCTGAACGCCTTGTTCGGTCTGGAGTATGAGCGGTACGATGACGAGCACACGATGATTTACGAAACTGAATCATCTGAGCGTTCGTTTGAAGAAGAAGTGAAGCTGTCTGGATTCG